GCACATAAGCGTTTTCACGCATGGCTCGGTTGCGTTCATCGGCACGGACAAGCTCGGCAAACTTTTCTACGCTCTCAAGTATTTTTAACTTGCCTCGCCCGTCATCGGAGCTATCCCATACTTGAGATTTTTCCCACAGTTCTTTGTCAGTCATCGTTCTCTCCTAATACAAGGTCTTCAGGGTGGGGCACGTTGTCGTGCTTGATGACCCCCGCCATCACGGGTAGGTTGCGCTTACAAACAGGGCAGTAGAAAGTCTCGCGTTTAATGCCAAAAGACGTCACTTGACTGTGGAATATTTCCTCTAGGCTTCTCATCGGTCTTCTCCATCAAAGTTATCAATGTGTGTCTGCAAATCAACGATGCGGGCGGTTTGGCGTTCTGCTAGTGCTTCCAATTCTTCAATTCGCTTTGCCATGCGCTGTTGTTCTTCAACCAACACTGCTTGCGTGTCGTAGTCTGGTTTAAATAGCTCAGTCTGTGCGAGGGTCATATTTAATTCCTCCGCATGATAGGGGCACAATTCAGCAACATCGGGCGGTACATCCTTGCCTTCACAATGCCACTCAATTGCGCGTTGCAGGGCAATGGTGTAGGCCATGTCGGTGTCTGGCTGTGCCAATGCTTCTTTGATGGCGGTGATGGCTTGGTCTATAAGCTCATCCTCATCTACGCTTGTCTCCGCATGAATATACGTCAACGCCTCCAGTGCCACCGTCAGTGCTTCATCTTGTGTCATGCTTGCTCCTCGTTTAATTGTTTACCAACGCCCATACCCTTGTCATTCAACTTGAACATCCACTCACCATCTGCCCCTTGTGTGACCTCAATCAAGCCCATCGCAACACTGCCTAACATGTCGTTGACATACCGCATGCTGTCCCCGCAGTGCTCCAGCCACAGCGGTGCTACTTCCCACAATTTCTCAGGGCTGTCGGCTTTGATAGCGGCGGCAAGATTAGTTGCTTGCTCCTTGTCCCAGCCGCACTCGACCAGCCACGCTATGCTTTGGGTTATTGGGTTTTCTTTGGTCATGTGTCTTCTCCATCAAAGTTTTCAATGTGTTCTTGCAGTTCCACGATGCGGGCTGTTTGGTGCTCCAGCATTGCGTGATTACCATCAATTTCTTTATGCAAAGCATCGCATTCAGCTAATAGAAACTCAATGGCTTCTGCGGCGTGTTCTGCCGTGTTTGCTCGGGTCTTGTCCCTGAGTTGCTTAGCGTATTCTTTGCAACCATCAATGTTCCAAGGGCGTTTGTAAATGTTGGACTCCGGTATTTCTTGCTCAATAATTTGCCCGTCTACAAACCACACCTTTTTCATTTCAATAGTCATGTCGCACCCCTTGCCCTGTCAGTCATCAGAACTTCTCCTTGTAAAAAGCCCCGATGGCCTCGGCCAGCTCGTGGGTTTGGAAGTTCCCGCCCTCGCCACTTCCATCGCTGATCCAGGTCGTCCCAGGCTGCGTCCCAGGGCTGAGCGTCCAGCCGGCAATTTGCAGCCCCTGGCCCGCCTCCGGGATGAGCCTGAGGGAGAGCTTTTGGCATTCTTCCCAGACAAACCTGGAGCCTGCTACGCCGAGGACTTTTTGTTCGGCCTTTGTCAGGCCGTTCCACCAGTCATGAAACTCCATGACGGCCTCCAAACAGCCCCGTGATCCGTGACCAGGCCAGCTTGCGCAGGGACACGGCCGCCAGCTCAGCCTTCGCCTCCTTTGCAGCGCGCGCAGAGGCGTCGAGGATTTCCTGGCTATCCCGCCACGCTTGCTCGCGGCCCTCGGCGTAGCCCTCGGCATGCGCGGCCTTCTCCACATCCTTAAAGGTGCGGCGCTTTGCTCGTTTTGTTTCAGTGGTCGTCACGTAGGTTCTCCATGTAATTAAAAACTTCCTGTCCCATTGAGGCCCGCTCTTGCAAGCTCATCTTGCCCTCCAGCCAGGGCGCAGGCCGGCCATGGCCGTTGAGGATTTCCCACTCCCCGTAGCCGCCCTCTGCCGGGTGGCAGTCGCCCGGGTCAGCGCGGATCACGGCGGGCCTGTAGGGCTCCCAGTACGTTATGCGAATTTTGCATGGGATGCCGCAGATGGTGGTGTCGAACTCAGTCATGGCAACAGCCTCCTGTCAATGCGCGCGAGCAGCTTCTCGTAAGAGGCCTTGTCCCGCTCCATCTCTTCAATTTCATCTGCCCAAATTTCAACATCTGAACAGGTGGCAATTTCGTGGTGCGTGTGCTCAACAGCCAAGGCCAGCGCCCGGCGCACGTGAATAAGGTTGATCCCTGTAAAGGTCATACCTTAATCTCCAGCAGCTGCTCATCGCTGTCCTCGTCGACATAGTTCGAGAACAAGGTCAACTCAAAGCTGCCCTCCTTGGTCTCAATGACAATGTCCCGCGAGGCGGAAACCTGGTCATTAGTTTTACCATGACGAATTGCGCTCAAGCGAACGCTCTTGACGCAGTGGATGTTCATGTTGAAGTTCATCGCATTTCTCTCTTTCTGTTGATGGAAGTTAAATTATATTGGTACGGTACCAACTGTGTCTAGGGCTTTCCCCAGGTTTCGTACATGAGCCATGTGGCCACCAGGCAGAGGATGTACGCCCTCCGCCGGATGATGTTGAAGTAGCTTTCAGCGTCCACTTAAAGCACCCCGCTCACCGAGGGTTGCCCTCAAGCCTCTCGGCCACCAGGGTCGCATAGCCAGCAATGTCCACCCAGTGGTCGACCTTGTCGGGGTTGCCGTTGACGATGCGTGCCATCTTGTGCACGATCATCTCCAATGCTTCCCACTGGTCATCGGCGAACGTCTTGTCGTGGCGGCGTGCGTGGTCCGCGAGCAGTCGTTTGATACCCTGCATCAGTGCAGCGCCATCCTTGAACATGCCGTACTCCTTGGCCCGCTCCGAAAGCGTCCTATCCACGTCGCTCGGCTCCATGGTGATCGTGTCCAAAGTCAGCTCTTCCGCAGTGATCGACTCTACCCCAGGCGCTGTCTCCATCTCCGGAACCTTCATGCCCCATCGCGGCAACTCCCCCTCTAAAACTTCCTTGCGCAGCTTGTAAACCATAGGGGCAGAGGCCTCAAACTTCTTGACCACATCCGCCACCTTGGCGTCTGGGTCCTTGCGAAAATGCTCGCGGATTTTGTCGGACTTACTCATACTTCTTCCTTTTTTGATTGAACGATTGCGCGTGCCTTGCCTTGACGGAGAACCGCCAGGACATGGTCGTGCGCTTTTTCTATGTCATGCACAGTGGCATGCGCCAGCTGCTCCTCATGCAAGTCCATCACCAGCCGCAGGGCTCCCCACTCCTTGGCTGTCATGATGAACCGCATTCCGTTGGCCACGCCGCGCCTTGATAGCTGCAGCAGGGCGTCTTGTCCCTGGTGTATCTCTTCAAGCCAGTCGTGACCTTTGCCCATGATGGCCAGCGCTTCAGTGATGTTGACTGCACCAATCAGCATGTCAATGTCTTCTTTGGTCGCGTCGCCCTTGCGGACTTGGTCCAGGGCTGCGCGGTTCTTGAGCTGCGCAGACAGGTAAACGCCTGGCAGGTCGCGAACAGGTTTAAAGCCAGACAAGACAAACTCCATTGTGTTTTGGATGACAGGTCGGGGCCTGTACTTGCTGCGCTTTTTCATGACGCGTGGCACGCGACAAGTGCATAAACAGCCAGCAGCACCAGCAGCGCGGTGTAGGTCAAAACAAAGCTGGGCATCCGGCCTCGCCTGTGGCCAAGAAGCAGACCCTGCAGCTGCTCTGCCTCCCAGGTCATCGCCTGGGGCCGTGGCACGTGAGCCACGCCAATCAACACCTTGCCGGTGTTGAAATACTTGCCCGTTGCAGCGAGCTGACTGAACATCTTCTGCTCTCGGGTGAGGGCTCTTTTAGTCATCGCGCTCTTTCTTCTTTCTGTTGATGAGGCTTGATCGTAGCACATCTAGTTCACGTGTCAACAACTCAACTCTACTTTCTGCATCTAACCAGGCTTCACGCCACAGTCTCTGGTCTTCAAGCTTTTGCGCCGCCTCTTCAAGAAGCGCCTCTACGGGTTGAGGGCAGTTCGGTCTCGCTGCCCAGTAGCGCAGTCTCTCCGGCAGTCTCATGGCTACTCCTTATCAGCGTCTTCAAAGTAGCTGTCCACGATCTGGTCTTCCCAGAGCATGATCTGATCTTCTTCAAAGTTCTTCAAGACATCCACCTGCCGGGGCTTGCCGCCCGGGCCAATGACCGTCAAGAGAGCCTTGGTGATGTCCAGCTGCCCTGGCAGCTCTGTGCCTTCCACCATCAGGGGCGGCAGTATTTCAAAAATGAGTTCGACGGGGAACGTCATCTCGGTTTGGTATTTCATCCTTAACTTTCTGTTTGGCTTTTTCTTTGTTGGCAGCAATGCGCTGCAGCGTCAGTGACTCTTGATAGGCGTGGTCAAAGGCAGGCAAGATGATGCTGTACATGTAGTTGCCCATGGCGACCTTGTAAAAGGCTGCGACTTCCTTGAGCATGTAGTACGCTTCTTCAGGCACCGAGACGCTGATCCAGCGCTGCCCTGCGCGCTTTGAAGGAGAGGCACGAACCTTGTCGTAATTGTTCTTCTTCGGCCGCCCGTTCTTCTTTGGCCGGCCTCGTTTTTTTGCTGCCACGCGTACAGATTGACGTGCATATGGCTCTGGGTGAGCAGGCACAATTTGTTCTCTGAGCTTAGGGGGTCTTCCCGCCATTTAATTCTCCTTTCTTGGAACTGTTCAGTGTATCGGAAAAAATGGGTCGGGAGCGTGCCCCCGACCCAAACTCTCTGTCCATGAAAAGGGGCAACTGCGATTCACCCCTCGTCAATTATGCGGCTTCTCCCCAGCTCGGTCCAGTCTCCACGTCCACGCGGGAAGGCACCTCCAGGTTCACGGCCCGTGCCATGATGTCGGCCGCCGCGCGGGCCTCTTCAATGTTTCTGACCGACAGCGCCACCTCGTCGTGCACCTGCAGCAGCAAGCTAAAGCCGGCCTTGTGCAGCGCCACCATGCCCGACTTGGTCTGGTCTGCGGCAGACCCCTGGATCAAACGGTTCAAGCCCTTGTAGGTGCCTGAGCGCTTGATCCGTGAGCCGTAGGCAATGACTGCCTGCTCGTGCGGCAGCGCCTTGTTCACGCCCCACTCCACGGGCTCCCAAAGCGGGAAGCGGCACTTGCGCCCCAGCAGCGTGCGGATCGCGCCGCCGGAAGACGGATGCTCAATGCGCTTCATCACCGCGTCCACTGTGCCCTTCAGGAACGGGACTTTGCTGTGGAACGTGGCGATAAGCTCGCTGGCCTCGTCAATGGGCAGGTCCAGCTGCGCGGCCAACTTGGCCTTGCCCATGCCGTACATCATGCCCAAAGAGCAGTTCGATACCAAAACACCTGATACAGTGAAGCGGTGTCGTGGGCCTGCGTTCAAGATGTCGTAGACCTTCGAGGTCTTCGATTGAGGTTGTTTTCGCGGTATGTGGCCCTGCGTAAATTCCCGACCGCATAATTTCCATTGTTGTTTGCCCGATCGATGGTATATCCGACCCAGTCTTTCGCCGGGTGCAGAGATAGCAGGTGTTCCACTAGCGATTTTATGGAATTGAACTCGCATCGAATTCCACGCCCGCCGTAATTCTTCCAACCCGCATTGTTTGGGTTGGTGCAGCGTTGAAAAATTTCTTCCGCTCGACCTTGAAGAAGCGCTTCGTGCCTGTCCAAGACCACCAAGTTCCCCCGTTCCAAATGCTGCTTCCGCATAGTACAAGAACGGCACATGGCTGACTTTCCACTCTTTAAATTGTCCAACAGTTTCCAGTCCTCGGTGCCACAAGTGCATTGCACTTTGGCGTATTGATGCCTTCCACGGCGCTGAACCTCCCTGTTTGTCACTGTCCACATACCAAACTGCTTGTCCAGCATCTCCAGTGGGAACAAGTGCATCCAGTCTTGATGCTGCGATCCCAAAAGGAATTTTCCCCGATTCGACTGTCCAGACGTCATGGTCCGGTGTTGCGGTAAGAGTGCCATAAGTGATTACCTTTTTAACCCCCATGAAGGCTACTCCACCATGGGTAACCCATTCTACCCCATCCCATACTTTATGCCCCATAGTCACCTGTTCAATCGGTACCAGTCCTTTGTCAGTCAAAACAAGTTGCCCTTCTGCGATACATGTCTTCGCCATTTTTCTAGGGATTCCTGCGGCGTTCGCCACGATTTGATAAAAGTCTGTTGCAGGGTCATTTCGATAGGCCTCCACCACCTTGTCAGCCCCTGGCAGGCCAAGCAGGCTGGCGTAATGAATCAGGATTCGTGGCTCCTGCGAGCTGAAGTCATTGGCAGCCCAGATTTGGCCATCCTCAGGCAGGAAGAGGCCCCGCACCATGGGCCCGATCACTTCGTGGCGCGCGGGCACCTGCTGCAGGTTCGGGTTGCTGGCTGACAGACGCCCTGTGACCGTGCCACCTTCCTCGTTGCGCATTTGGTTGAAGTGGGTGTGGATGCGGCCGTCCTTGGCACTGTGCTTCAGATAAGGCTCCAGGAACGTGCCGTGGGTCTTGTTCAGCTCACGGGCTTCTAAGATCATCTTGGCCATGGGGTGCTCGTGCGTGTCCAAAAAGCTCTTGGTAAAGCTCGGTGCGCCGGCCGCTGTCTTGGGGTACTGAACGCCGATGCGATCGAAGGCTGCTGCAATGGACTGCGCCGCCCAGATGTCCACCTTCACGCCGGCCTGGTTCTTGATGTACTTCAAGATGTCCTGCTCCTTGGTGCGCATCTCAGCCATCTTCTGCTCGCACTTGGCGCGGTTGAAGTTGATGCCCTTGAGCGTGATGTCCACGAGCACCGGCAGCACTTCGGTCTCCAGCTCAAAGATTGACTCCACCTCCTCGTTGCGCATGAGCGCTTTGAAGTGGTGCCACAGCTTGAGCGTGAGCGCTGCATCCTGCTCCGCATAGTCGCCCACGTGCATGGCCGGCAGCTTCCACAGCTCCTTCTTGGGGTGCACGCCAAAGTCCTGCGCCGACTCTTTTAAGCCCTGCTCGGACTTGATTTCCTTGAGGTAGTCAAATCCCAGGCTGTTCAGGCTATAGGCAAAGCGGTTCTCGTCCAACACGGGCGCTGCCAGCATGGTGTCGTAGATCGTTCCGTTTACCTCGAAGCCGGTGGCCCTGAGCCAGCCGAGGTCGTAGGCGGCGTTGTGCATGATCTTGTCTGCGGGGGTGGCGAGGACGTCTTTGATCCACCGCTCCACCAGACGCTTATCAAGATTTCCACCACCAGCATGAGCAACAGGAAAATAGCCAGCCCAACCATCCACGGCGATGGCGTATCCGACAATAAAACCGTCGGCGCGAGGCCAGCCAGGGCCAAGCGATTCCATGTTTGGATCGCATGTTTCGAGGTCAATTGCAATCTCCTTGGCTTCGCTCAAATTGGGGAATATTTGCGGAGGCAGCCACTCGGAAATCCGAGCGAACATGGACATGGTCATTGTGTCGCGCTTCATAGTCGAAATTCCTCAAATTTTGCGTTGTTGGAGATGCAGAACAAATTTGT